CTCTGTCTTTGTTTTCTTTCTAGTAGATTTCTCTACCTTCTTTGCTGTTTCTTCTACGACTTCAGCAACATCAGCAACTACTTCTTCAACTTCTTCAACTAATTTTTCTGCAACTTTAGTTTCAGTTTCAACAAATTGTGCAAGTTCTGCCTTATACTTTGCAACAACATCTTCGACTTGCTTTACGTCTTCAATGATCTTTGCATTAAGGTCTTGTTGGGCCTGAGAAACAATTTCAATTGATTGCTGCATAAATTCTTTAGCAGACTTTACCTCAGGTGTTGCTTCAATAGTTTCTTCAACTTTTTTTACTTCATGAGGATTGTGATGAAAAAAGTTTTTCTTAAACCAATTTAGTATCATACTTTCAATCATTTTTTTGAGCTCCGTATTTACATAGATAGTAAGAATCAATAATATCTGACGAAGGATTCCATTGTTTTTCCGTCATGTTTAGTATTTGTTTTATGTTCACTCCGGTTTCTTGTACAAAAGATTCCTGAAGTTTTTCTTTGTTTGCATTACCTTTGCCAGTGGCAAATTTTTTAATTACTGTAGGCGGGACCACTGAAAATTTAAATTTGTTTTTCCAAAGATAGTGTTTCAGTAATCCTGCATTTTCTGCTATATTAAACACTCTACCAGTTGATGCCATAGAGTATCCTTCAATACAAACAACATCATTTTCTTCAAGCAATCCTAAAACCCAATTGGTTATCAAGTTATATCGCTGCTCATCACTCGTAAAATCAAAATGTAAATTTCCTGTGATATCTACATTTTGTCTCCACACACCCTCATATTTTTTAGTAGATGTTAGGTAGTAAAACGAACAGTTGATAATATTAAACTCAACTCCACTATTGATACAAATACATGGTGAAGATAAGCTATAATCAATTCCAACTGTTCTCATACACCTATTTATTCATCATCATATTCCATACCAAATTCATCTTTACCATATGCTTCTTCATTATCTGTATTTTCATCTAACCATTCTTGAGCAGGTACATCAAATGCATCATCCTCACCCATAGCTTCTGAAACTTCAACAATGCTTATATCAATAATTGATTCTAGCATTCTTGTATAAATTGTTTTTCTAGTATCATTATCTTTAATATTATCTACAAGAGCTTCGATAAGTGTTTCCCAATAGTTCATTTTAAAAATCTCCTATATAAATTAAGTATTGTTTTTTCTATATCAACTTCATCATCATTTATATCATAACCTAAACTAGTTATAATATCAATATTTGCTTTTATATTATTATTTACTAAAAGTTTTGTTTCTTCATTTTTATAAAAAATGTCATTAATTTTGTTTTTTACATTAAGCAAATCAAATGCATTTATATTAATTGCATTATTTAAAGGTATAGAATTACTAGAACAAATTACAAAATTAAAAAAATTAATTAATTTTTTTTCACTGTTAATTAACCATTCAGATCCTTCATATATTTTATTGATTAATTTTTTATAAAAATAAAGAAGAATAAAGATCCATCTTTTATTTGGTTTACAATAAAAATTTATATGAGTACAATTAGTAAATATTTCAGTAATATCTATCATATTATAATTATGATATTTAGATATCACATCATCATAACACTCATCAGTATGCATTAATTTTTTTAATTCATTAAATTTATTATTTGATACTGCATCATCAAATTCATTTCTTTCTATAAAATAACTTAAATTTATTAAACTTAATAAAGCTTCTCTTGCTTCATTATATTCATTATCTATGATCATATGATGAATAGATTTTCCATATAAATTTTCATTAAAAATTGTTGAATAGCTATTTTGCATAGGTGTATATATTAACCCATCAAATGTTTTTTCTGTTTTATATGTTTTCCACATATTATTATATGAAGTAGATTCACTTTTATTAAATTTTTTAAGATGTAACAGATGGGAGTAAAACTCTCCCATCTGTCCTCTGTCATAACTTATAACAGTCAATCCTGAAAAATCATTCAGTGATATCATATATCTACTATTTCACATCCATCAGCAGCACACGCAAGTGTCTGCGAACCTTTAGTATTGTCTTCACTTTCATATTGTGCGAGACGTGTCCAATCAATTACCTTAGGCATCTTTTCAAGAAGAATTTCATATTCTTCCTTAGTGCAATCCTGATATGGTGCTTGACGATAAGTATGATCTGAATGAGGCAAGAATGATACACCAGACATTTCATCAAAGTATTGATAAACAAAAGAACCTACTGCCATCCATTCATTTTCCTTTACGGTAATAGTGACAGAAGGCTTATGCTCACACCAATGACGCTGATATACTAGCCACATTTCTAACTGCTCAATTGCAGTCATTTCTGTTCTAGTAACACAACCTTCAGGTGCTTTGACTGGGAAAGAAAATACTGTTGTAGAATCACTCTTCATAACACAAGGTTCATTAGGGAAACCAGAATCCTTCATGAGCATTGTTAGAGGATCTTTATTGTCTCCACGAACTGTTCGAACATAATAGTCATTATGGCGAGCATGAATACCTGATGCAGAATCAACTAACTGTGATACCGTACCTGAAGGCTTAACACATGTGACTGCTGCTGATTGAGGAATGCCAATCATTTCTGCATATGCTTTGTTAGTTGAAACAGCAGCATCACGCCAGATCTCAAGCATTTCAGAAAGCATCTTATGACCTGAACGACCATTGGTGATACTATTGTCCATGATGCCAGTCAATCCAACACCAAGCAAACGTTCTTCTTCTGTATTGTTTGCCCATACCTTACGAAGATACGGAAACTTTGTTAGTGTTGATTGGATAGTTCCTAACTTAGCAGCAAGACGAACTTTACGCTCAATCTCAACAACACTATCAGATCCACGAACAACTACTTCTGTAAGATTGCAGAATTGATTAGGACGAAGGATAATCTCTGAACAAGGATTAGTTCCAAAATCCCAAGATGCATCGCGACGACCAAACTTCTTTGCTTGATTCTGTGATGCTACTCTAGAAAAAATACCACGCTCACCTGATTTAGAATCATACAAAGAAAGCCACTCACGCATGAAAGTTCCCATTTCAGGCTTTTCTGTATACGCTGCTGAGTTGTTAGAAAGGGCACGCTGAGGATTGGTTTCCCACCATGAACCATTCTTAGCATTACGCATTCTTTCATCTGTAAGATTTGAAAGTGAAATCATAGCAGAACGACGAACGCCGCCAACAACAACTACTTCGCCAATCTTACACATAATATCATGTGCTTCTAGAGAATTTAACTTACGACCTGCAGCAGCTCTAAACATCTTTACAGTAAAGATAAAGAGATCTTCAAGTGGTCCTGGTCCTGATGAACGACCACCAAAAGTCTTAAGACGAGCACCTGCAGGACGAAGAAATGAAAGATCCCATTTTGCAACTTCACCTGAATAGAGCAATGCAATCAACTGACGATATGCCTTTGCCCAACCTTCTTTCGAATCCTTTACGATAATCTTAGTATCACTATCAAAAAGCTTTTCAGGAATCTCTGGCAACTTAGTTACATACTGACGCTCAACAGAGAAACCAACACCTGTTCCATTCATAAGAATAAGCATTGCTTCGTCAAATGCCTTAGCATCATCAACTACAACATATGAACAATTATAAGCACAAGTATTGTCTCTTTCAAGAGATGGACCTGCAGTCATCAAAGCACGCATAGAAGGCATGATCTCAAGGGCAAGAACTGCAGATTCAAGTTCTGTTCTGTCCTTCATTGTCAATGAATAGTTATGGTTCTTTTGTAGATGAGTTGTCATAAAATCAAAATAACGAGCGACTGTCTCTGACCAGTTTTCACGGCGACCTTCCTTGTCTAGGAACTTCGCATAACGGCTCTTGTAAATAAATTCTTGATAAAGTGTAGGTAGAAAATTACTCATTTATTTTATCTTTCTTCTTACATATAAGGACATTATATCTTGGACCATTGCTGCAATTTCAACTTAGCAGCAAGACCTTGAAACGTATTTTGATCTATAATAGATTGAATTATTGTAGCATTGTATATATCGCTCATGATCATATCGTTAATATCTTTATGTTCGATATAATCAGGCCAAATGCAAACCATGAATCCTTTTTCGATTGCGCTATTAATTTTGCCAACAATCTGTGCGTTCCTTGGTTCATTATCGTATATGACTACTAGTTTATCTTTTTCTGCTACAAGATTCAAATTGACATCTGATCCCGCCATTGCAACACAATTATCTAAAAACAAACTATCAATGGGACCTTCGACAATATAAGTTCTTTTCTTTTTTCTATCAATCGTATCCATGCCAAATATTTTTTGCTTTGTATCATCAAAGATAATAGTACTATAACGTACTTTATCATTTTTGTCAACCGCTCTTCCTGTGCAACCAAAAACGTAACCAGAGCTATCAATGAAAGGCAGCACAATCCTAGGCCCATCATGCTTTAAAGTTTTTTCAGCAAACTTTTCTGGTATGATATTGTTTACCCAGTGCATATATGTATCCGAATAGTAAATTCTAAAATGTGTATTAGAAGGTATTTTCCTATTGACTACATACTTCTTTGCGGGATGATTTGGAGATAGTTGAGATATCTTTTTTAATTCTTTGAAAGGTTCAAAGTGATCAATCCTTCGCGAAGCAAACTTGGTGATATCAGGCACGAAGACTGCAGGACCGTCAGAACCGTTTTCCTTGATACACTCAATTCTATACTCAGAATAAAGCGAAGGATTGAAAGATTGAATGTATTTGGAGAGTGAAGAACTATATCCGCAGTTGTGACACTTCACGTTGATACGACCAGAATGCTCGTATAAATATCCGCGGGTCTTATATTTGTTTGTTTGGGAATCACCACAAACATTGCATCTAAATCTAGCATTATACGGTGAAGATTTGATGACTTTGAATTGTTCTAGTTGCACACCCATGAGTGATGCATACTTTTGGTCTAACCAAAGTGTATTCATAATACATACCTATTTCAATTGAACAGTAGTATTATACACGCTATATCAAAAATGTCAACCGGTCTTTACTTCTTTTTCGATGTTTTTGTTTCTGCTTCATTCAGATACTGATGAATAGAATCTAGTGAATTCTTGCAGGTCATGTTGTTCTTTTGAAGTTTTAAAATAACCTGCCCTACCTGCTCATTGGTCAATTTGCTTGACTGGGGGAATTGCTTCTCTATAGGGCAATTATACAATTCATCAGGAACTTTTACAACCTTATATTCAGGAGCAATCAATTTTACTGGAGTCGATGCACATCCAGTAAGGAATAGTATTGAAGAAATTAAGATGATATTTTTCATTTATTTTCTCCAAAACTTTTTTGCATTTTGTTGAAGAGTTCTTTATAGTAGTCAGGAGCAGCATTACTTTTATCTTTTGCTACTATTTCCTTTTCAATTGTTATCACTTCTCTCTCGATAACAATTTCTTTTTCTTTTGATTTGCTCATTAGATCTAAATTGATCTGATTTAATTCATTGATTTGTTTTTGAAATTCTTCTTGTTTTTCTCTCAAAAGTTCTTCTTGCTTTTGATTAAATTCAGCAATAATTTCTTCACGTAAATTGTGGTCATGTATAGCTAACCATCCAAAGAAAGAAAGTATCAGCATGCCTATAGCTGCAATTATTAACGGAATGCGTCCTATGCCATTAATTAAACTAAACATCTGTGAAAGCCTTTACGAATTGTATTTTTGTTGTGAAGTTTTGCTTACTCCATATATTTTTATTCCATTCAAATTTAACTTCAGGAGTATTGATAGAACTCATGTCATATATTACTTCATCGTTTAAAGTATAATATAAAGCATGACCTAATGGTATATTACCAAAAGCAAAATTTTCTATAGTAAATGTTTCATTATAAATTTTTGAAAATTCATTTTTAATCCACCAATTATAAAATATATTTTTTTTAGTATGAGGTTTTGTATCATTAAAAATCATATAAAATTCAGAAGAAAAAGTTTTTTGTGGTTTGACTTGATTCCTTTTTATAATTTCTATATCATTATCTTCTGAAATTGTATGCCATGGTTTACCTAATGTATTATAACCTAGATATATGTATCCCCATTCATAATCAGAAGTAAACAAAAAATAATCTTCAAGTTTTAATTTAGAATTATTAAATTCAATATAATTAGTATTAACACAAGAAAAAAAACGAGGTCTATCATCAAAAATTACTTCAAAAATATGAATTAATTCATTAAATCTTAACATAGTAGAATTAGCAATATGTCCATAAACTTCAAATTGTTCATGAAGATCATTTAGCAAATATTTATTTTCTTTTAAATAATTTAAATTTTTTATATCAGGTAATTTAATATCAATAAAAGTATTGATTAAATCAATAACATCTAAAAATTCTTGAAACAGATCATCTATTTCTTTTTTTGAATATAATTTAGTATGTGTAGAATTTATTTTAAGATCTTTATCGTTACATTTTTTTACTAAATCTATCCACCTATATGTTAAATCGTTATTAAAAAGTTTATAATAAAGCTTTAATCCAGCATTAAAAGATACTTCAAAATAAATATCATTAATCCAATTTGTGTTCATAGTATTCATAGCGAAAGTGCTTTATCCTGCTCTGACTTAACGTACATATCAATCTTATCTATGTATCCTTGATTACGTAATTCTTTAAACACTAAATTTTCTAATGAAAACTCTCCGCCCTTTGCAATCGCAGGACCACGAGCAGCAGTAATTTTTGTCTTGATTGCTTTCAATGCAGCATCAGAAGCATTTGATCTAATCATTCTATCTATTACGTGCTTATAGTGCTCGACCTTATCATTCAATACTTTATTGCTTGTGAAGTCAATGTTAAGATTAGAAGGCATCTGAATCCATTGGTCATTCATAAGAGAATATTGACCTTGGTTCATAGGAATTGCTTCTGCAGGATCTTGTGCATATGGTTCAAGAGGATATCCATAGATCTTGATATCTGGGTGAGTCATTGTCCAAAGTATTTTCTTATCCTGCAAGAACTGATCAATGAAGTCTCTCGGAATGCCAAAACCATCACGGTCAACGACTAAATGAACATCAATGTCAGATTGTTCTGTATAGTTATAATTTGCGTTGCCGCCAGTCATCACAATGTCCTGAACCATTTCTTTTGGGATCATTGCAAAGTCACGCCATGTTTCTGCAAATTGAATTAACTTGCCACGCACCTCAGGCTTTAGTTTGCCATCATCCCATAGTTTAGGGTTTAGGTTGTTGTGATACTGAAGTGAGATATCTTCATTTAATTTTGACCAGGCATCAGTTACTTCAGTTTTTGCTCTGTGCATTCTATCTTGAAGTTTTTTTGCTTTTTGTTTATCATCTAATCCATTAAAAGAATTTATTTCTTTTTTAATAGAATCAACATGATTTTGAATATGAATAGAATTTGCCTTGACAAAAGAAGCATAATCTTTGTGAGGTGTTAATTTGTTTTTATTTTTTGATAAAAAATCATTGTGTGCTTCAACAACTGCTGTAGGAATACGCTTTGCAATTCCCATCAATTTATTTTTTGCTTTATACTTATCTGCAGCAGATTTAGTTACAACAGTATCACCTTTAGTCCCTGCAACAAATGCACCTGTAGCATTTACGGGCGCATCTTCTTCTAGAAACTTATTAAAATCTTCTTCAAGCGTGAATAGCGTATCAGTTATATTTGACTCATTTACTTTATTATGAGCTCTAATCAAATAAAGAGCTGCTGCAAATGATGCCAATTTTGATTTGCCTCCAGGAAACTTTCCTAGGATTCGCTTTAAGTTAATGACAAGAATATCTAACGGAGTAACAGTTGCTTTTTCTTCAGGAGTAAGCGTGTCTACTTTCTTAAGAAAATCGCCATTCTCATCAATGATACCCATCTGATATGCAGGCATTTGAATGAAGGGTGTTACTAATTTTCTTAATAGTTGATACACAATGACTGTATCTAAAATCTGTGCCATACGTTAGATCTTTCTTAAGATGTTTATTACATTTTTATCTAAGATGATATCAGAAGTATTTATAGTGTTATTGTCAATGCCAATATTTTCAATTGTTTCTGGTAAGCTATTTAGTGTAATTAAAAAAGGGACAAGGATATGCTCCTGTCCCCTACACTTTAAAAATAACATACGAATAGATGCTTTAACGCCAAACAAATTAAATAAAATAACAATATGATTTAGGACGAGTCTTTCTTTCAAATCGCCATCTTCAATATAACGATTGAAGAGTCTTTTAATATACTTAAATCTTTTTAAATCTTCGTAAAACTCAATGGTATCAAAGCATTGAGGATTGTCATAATGCTTTGCAGCATAAAGTAGAAAGTTCGACTCGTCAAGTTTATCCATATTAACCATTTATGTAAATGTACTTAAAGCCACTCTTTTTATTGTATTATTAGCGACCGCACAATAGATATAATTTGTATCAAACCACATAGTACCATTTGCATAGGTATCCGTGTTTGATGATGGTGTAGATCTATTTCCAAAAACAAGAACGTTTGCTGTTAAAGTATTAGCAAAGCGCGCTTGTACTACGACATTGGCGTAAAAATTATTTGTCGTTATTTTTTTAGAAGTAGGACTACCACCAGGATCAGCAACGATATATAGCAAATCATTTGCTGCAACTGTTGTTGCTGCTGTAAGTGCTGTTACTTTAGTTGCTGTCATGTGATAGTCCTACTTTGTTTTAATATTAAGCGTCTGGTAATACGTTGTCGTCTGAAGCATCACCAGAAATAGTGCCTGTTGCCACCAATGTTTCAAATGTAACACGACCTGCACGACCACCAGTACCAACCATACGTCTTACCCAACCAGCATGTGTTGAATGGTGGATACCTGAAAGGATTGGAGCAACAACTGCTGTTGTACCTGTTAGTGAATGGTTTGCCTGTGCTGTTGCAGAAACTGATGCAAGATTGATATAAACGTTTGAAGTGCCAACTCTTGTATAAAGCTGAATAGCTGTTGAATTGATGGTATAAACAGAATAACTTGTGTTATTTGTCAATCCGCCAATTGCAACGTTAGCTGCCTGTACAAGATAAGTTACAACATCGCCATTAGAAAGGAATGCTGTATTAGTTGTACCGAGAGCAATATATCCGTTATCTAACTTAAAGGTTGTTGTATCAGAAGTAGCATTTCCAAGAACAACTGAACCTGAAGTTACGTTACCGTTGAAGTAAATTGGTCCTGGTGCAGAAACTGTTAGTGTTGGAGATGTTGTATAAGCAATGCCGTTGTTAGAAAAGTTAATTGCTGCAATACGACCAATTGAGTTTGATTGAGCATTACCTGCAGCAGCAGTTGTACTACCAACACCGCCAGTAACTGTCAAGGTAGCATTTGACTGATAACCAGATCCGTTTGTGATGAATACTACTTCACGGATTGCGCCGTTAGCTACCTGTGCTTCTGTTGTATCTTCACCATATACAGTATTAGAATTTTGAATTCCTTGATTGCCATTCTTTGCACCATCATCAAGAAGCGTATAACGTGGTTTTTGGTTGATGTTATAAGTTGCATTAGCTGCTGCTACAACGGATGTGTTCTGATACATCCCAACAACCTGTGCTGCTGTATTGGTAGTGATAGTAACTACCATATAATCATTGTTGGACATTTGAATGAAATCACCAACACGTAGTTCTGTTTGAAAGCTTGAGGATGTTCCGTTAACAAAGCCATTTGAGCTAATGTTAGCATATCCTGTTGCTGTTTTTGAGTCTGCATTACCCCATAGAGCCATTTGTTTTTTCCTCTCCTATTAAATCTTTAAGGTATCCTGAATATTTATAAAAAATAGTTTTGTCTTGAATATGCTTTGGCGGTTTCATTAGAGGTGCAGTATTTGCCTCTAGTTTAACTTCTTCTTTTTTATTTTTTTCTTCTTCGGTCATCATACTGCCTTTGAAGTTGCTCTCATCATCCACTGATGTTTTCTATGAATTTCATGACGACTTTGTAGAAAATTGCTTAATCCAATTTCACCCGCATCATTTGCCATTTTGTCAAGATCGCCAATCATCCACATCAATTTAACATTGTCTGCCATTAATAAAGAAAACATTTCAAGAGCGGGAACAGGATCGACTTGATCGGGTATAACACTTAATGAACTAAATCTAATAAATGATCCCGGAGCATATGATTCTAAAGCACGAATATGTTCTGCAATAGCATCTGCTGCTTCCCAAACATCATTATAGATCTTTTCAAAAAAACTATGGTATTGTGGGAAGTTAGGTCCCTCAACGTTCCAATGAAAGAAATGACTCTTTAGATAAAAAGCAAAATTTGAAGCGTGATATATCTTCATCTTTTCGATTAATTGTTCATTCATCAGCAATTCCACTTTCTTAATGATTTGTTAATACGTGAATCCGGATCTCTTGCAGTCTTTGCAGAAGTCAATCTTTTCTTCATGCCTTTCATACGAGCACAAAATGACTTACGACGATTTGCTGACTTTGATCCTGGCTTTAGTTTAGATGGTTTTGTTGTGACAGCCATAGAAAGATGTGAACCCGGATGTTCTGCACGATATGAAGCAATACCTTTACGGTTTAATCCACCTGCAGGATTCTTTCCTTCTTTACGTTGCCATGCAGCAACTTCTGTGATGAATTCTTTAAATCTAAGCATCTTTATTACTCTCTAGATAATCAGCACATGTTGAGATGTAATCAGCAGCAAGCGTAATCTTTGATTGAACCCATTCAGGCATATTAGTATTTGGCTCAAGCATATCACATATTTCTTGAGCATTATGCATGATTGAGCGAAGTTGGCTCATTGCCATATCTCCTTCATAATCATATTCACCTTTATCTTTTGCTTCTAACATTGCATCAAATGCTGCATCAACATCTTCTTTGGCGGGAAGATATGCGCCAACCTTAGATTTAAATCTAACTTTGTTTACTGCAGTCTGAAGAGTTTGTGCTCCTGCAACTGTCTTGTGTGGTTTAGGAGGAACACCTGATCCTGGGTTAGGACCCAATGTTCTTAACTTATTAACACGTCCGACCAATTCATTTGAAATTTCATTAATGTTTTCTTCATTGACTGCCCACATATTATCAATCATATTAGGATATGGACGACCTGCAGCAGCAGCACGTGCTTTTGCTTTTGCTTTTTGCTGAGGTGATAATGATCTATGTTTTTGTGTTTGAGAAGGCTTATCCCATACTTCTTTTTCTTCAAACAATGAATTAGCAATCAATGAATTGACTGACTGAAATCCAACCTGTTCAGGTGTGTTTGTTTCAGATATAAGACCTTGATGATATCCATAGCAAAATGTTTCAACTAATCTATCAATATCAATACCTGATTTAATTGATTTGATTTCTAAAGAATTCATTTGTGCATTAGTGATAGGTGTATTTTCCATAATGAATTCATGCACTGCATTTGAAAATGCTTCCATTTCTTCTTTTTGAACACCAGTTACTTTTTGAATATGCTTCATTATTTCCCCCGCATGTGCATGTAGTGCTTTTGGCAATCCTGATCTAAATGCTGCTTCATTGCCATTCTTTGCATGTTCGCGCATCTTTGTGCCAGACATTCCTTCTGTGCCTTCTGCATCAGGATCTCTTTTTCCAGCAGAAACAACTTTAATTGATTTAAAATTATAAAACCCGTGAGGACCTTCTTTGCCATTATACTTATGCAATAGATCATGAAATTGCTTGACACGATCTTGACCTGCAACAACCACTAGATGATGAGCATGCTTATGCAATGCTGCTGCATGATGAAGAAGTGTTGGCTGTGCCTTTGAAGATGCATAGACACGAGTTCCGTGTTCTGCTACTTTCTTAATGTATCCTACTTTTTTACTAGAAGGAAGAGGATTTTTTGAATCACCTTCTGAATGGGATGCAATGATATGAGCAGAACCGCCAACAGATTTTGCTGTGCTCTCAACTTTATGAATGAGTTTTTCGTGTCCTATTGTTGGCGGCTGCATACGAACGAACGCCATGACTGCTGTATGTTCTTGACCAGCACTCTCTTGAACAGGATTTATGTTGATTTGATCTGGGGGAGAACCCGTCATTGTGCGGTTCTTCGAGATAATATCTTTAACAGTAGTTGATTTTAATTTCTTTGATTGTTTGCTAGTTTCTTTTTTAGCAACATCATTATTTGATACAAGATCAGGTGAATCTTTTGCGTCTGTCATTGTTCGAGGTTTCCCTTAGGCTTACTCGGTGAATTTATGTTGTATTTATAATTTTATTTTCTTTCTATATTTATGACTCACAATAAACTTCTATGTTTGAATATAGTATCAGGACCTACTTGTCCTATATGCTCATAGCCTTCATCTTTTATAAAATTATTTATTGCGCCATTAACGGTTTCAAGTATAATTAATGGAAAATGTTTCTGAATAGAATTCCTTGCACCATTAAGAGCATATATTTCTGATCCTTCAACATCCAGTTGAATTAAATCTAATTTTTCATAGACAAAATCATCAATACGAAGCATAGGAACATTCCCTATAACATCATTATTTCTTTTAGTAGCATGAAGGGAACAGATACTGCCTGTTCCTCTATTTGCAGTATCTGGACTATTAAATGATATATTACGATGTCTGTCACCCAATGCAGCATTAAATTTGTAAATAGAAGGTTCCATACAATTCTGTGATAAACAATAAAAATTATAAGGATCTGGTTCAAAAGTATATACTTTTTTAAATATTTTAGACATGAGTTTAGGATACATGCCACAAGCGCCGCCAGCTTGAACTGCAGTATTAAATGTACCACAATGTTTTAAAATCATATCTTTTATGGCTGCCCATTCAATAGAAGGACCATACCACAGACCTTCATCTTCTTTAGGCCAAACCCATTCACTTACACCATCAAGTTCTTGTTTCTTAATTACTGTTTCAAACATTTTAAAATTCTTTCACCTTTTGGATGAGGTTTAACAATTGCTTCAAGCAATTCTTTTGATGTTAGTTCATGTGCGTTTTTAATATTAAAGATTTTTTTAAATAATTCAATATTATTTTTTTTATAATTATTTAATATTTTTTTGTCTAATACAATTTTTCTATTTAATGTATTAGAAAAAATTTGTTCTACTTCATTTACATAATCACCATTTTCTAAAAATAATTTTCCTGCATCAATACTTATCATATTATCAAATACATTTTTTATATGAAAATCTTCTGCATTTTCACATAAAAAATCAATAAAGTGTTTTTTTGTGTAATTTTCATTAACTCTGTTTTTTAAACTAGCAAATATATGAAATAAAAATACACATTCAATTTTTTCTGTTGTAAGAAAAAAATTAACAGATTTGGGTAATGCTTCATGTATACTAAAATTTAATATTGGTTTAGTATAATGTAAATTGGTTATAAATTTTTTTTTGTTATAGTTTTCATATGCTGCATTTCTGATAAATTGAATACAGTTTTTTTTAAAAATAATAGGATCTTCGTCATATAAAATTGTAAATATAGTTTTAACACGATCAATAACTTTAATAGTGCAAAATTGTTTTTCTTTTTCCAAGTATTTTTTTAGATCATTGCTTGTATAGATATCAAAAAGCGCATTTAATTTTTTAATGACAGTTTGTTCATGACCAAATTTAAAGCTATTATGAACAAACCAGTCAAATTTATTATCTTCATTTCCATGAAATTCATAATTAGTATCATAATTCTTATGAAGAAGATTGCATAAAAAATCGCCTCCATGACCTGCAGGATAATTAATTATAATTAATTTATCCCAACTAAAATTATCGTCAATAAACATTATAGAAAAGATTCCCATTTTTTTAATAAATTTTTAAATTTATCATTTTGAATAGAATATTTATTTTCTATAAAATAATTTTCTAAAATTATTTTTACAATTTTTTCATTAGAAATTTCATGAATATTTTCAAAAATATTTAAAGATTTTTTTATAATATTTTTATTATTTTTTTTATAATTATTTAAAATAGTTCTGTCTAATTTTATTTTTCTATTTAGTGTATTAGAAAAAATTTGTTCTACTTCATTTACATAATCACTATTTTCTAAAAATAATTTTCCTGCATCAATACCTATCATATTATCAAAGAGTTTATAATTAATTAATTTTCTTTTTTCTATTACTATTGAAAAAAATATTTTCGGATCAAAATTATTAGTATTATATAATTTAAAATTTTTAATTATTTCTAAAAAATAAAATAATATAGTATTATATTTATTTTCTGCATATAAAAAATATATCAAAGCATCAGGAAAAACTTCATGCATAGAAAAATTTTCTATAGGTAAATCATAATGGTTGTTTATGATATTATATTTGTTGGTTGAATAGTGATCAATATGAGCATTTCTAATATATTGAATATAATTTTTTTTAAAGATATCAAAATCTTCATCATATATTGTTTTTATAAAATCTATAGTATATTTTTTTGTAAAATTTTTATAATCCCTATATACAGAATCTTCTATATTTTCATAATTATTTTTTTCATTTAATATTAAATTTTTATAAAAAAAAAGTATTCTATTAATTGATTTTGATTTAACTATTCCTTTTTTCCATTCAAATTTATTATTTTGATCTGGTAAAAATGTATGATTAGGATCGAAATTAATTTGGAGGAGATTGCAAAAAAAATCTCCTCCAAATCCTCCAGGATAACATATACTAATTAATTTATCCCATTTGAAGTCATCATCTATATAATTCATTTCACCCAATCTTTGGGCTTATTGAAATTAGCTTGAGAAAATTTTGCACGGTTAACTAACTTAACAATCTGTCCTTTGTGCTGTACAACATAACCTTCAGGATCTGTTTTTTCGCCGCTAATAGATTGTGTCATGGGATTGTGTATTTCTTGTGCTCTATGCAATCCACCAGTCAAAATATCTTTTGCTGCTTGAACATGATGATGAATATCTAATGCTGCTTTGAAATGCTTCTCATGAGTATCATGGTGTGCAAGTGCAGCATTCATTGTTTCTGTTTTTCTTGCTTTTGCTGCATCTGTTTTAACCTTGTCTACTTCATTACCCATACGCTGAGCAATGTGAGAACGAAGTCCTGCTGTAGAAGGTTTCTCACCTGTACGAACTGTCTTATTGATATAGGTATCAAAGTGTTCTTGATGCTTACCAATGATATCATGATGACCCTCAGGCAACTTGTTATGAAGTTCTTCTGCCTTAGCAATATGATGTTCTACTTTTTTTGATTCTTCTGGTGTGAGATTGCTCATTTTGTCTTTGCCTCTGTAGAAATCATATGTACGTCAGGATGCTTCTTGAACATTGAATGATCTGTGATAGGATGAGCATGTAGTGTTTCTGGGTGCTCATGGTCACCTGTAAACTGAGTATGGAAAGCCAACCCAATTTTAGAATTCAATGCTTTCTTACCTTCTTCAGAATTTCTATCCATATGATATTCGATAGTATTTGGTTTGAAAGAAACACTGTGATCTGTATGCTTCAATTCACCTTGGTCGTGTCCGTAGTCACCTTGAACCATGATACCTTTTTTAGCTGGAAGGACTTTGCCAACATGATTTAATAGGTGACTCATCTTTTGTGCAAGGCCTGGAGAGTGTCCAAAGTGTTGCTGTACTTCTGCATGAGTCGAAGCCCAACGAGGATTCTTCCCAAGAGCAGAATGCTTGGTCGCAATCATCACGACACCTGTCTTTGGATGTCTCATTGCAAGAAATGCAGGCGCGCCATCAAACTTTGTTGATACGTGGGTGCTGCCCATGCTGCCTGATTGCAATCCATGATGAATAGCTCTTAGTGATGAAATTGCATGAGCAAATCCTGCTTTGCTCTTTACAGCATTATCTTCAGGATGCTCTTGATGCTTGGCAGACGCAGTGCCTGTTGCCTCTGTGATAAATGTTCTAAATGTTAGCATTATCGTGTCTCTATTCTTAATGCGATACCTGAAATACCGCTACGTGACTTTCCTCTAATATCAAAGGAAACTTTCTTTTCGAGTTTATCAATATAATTATCATCTATGATAAAAAATCCTGCAGGACTAATAATACTATCTGCAGCCGCACCTTTATAATCTTTTAGTGATATTGCACCAGTCAATGCTTCTCTAATGAGTTCCTTTTTGAACTCAGGATTTTTTTGCATATAAGAAATCATAGAATCCATTAGATCTATTTTACTGTTTGCAAGCCAAAATTCATAACTTTTATCAGTAATTATTTTCCCATTTTTAATAAATTCGTCAATCAACTTTTCGTTGCCTGATGATTCAATTCTTGATTTATTTGAAGTTGAAAGCAAACGAGTAGGCATTGATTCTAATATTTCAATTATTGATGTTAGGACTTTAGATTTAGCACCTGATGCTTGTGCTGCTGATCTAAATAATTCTGCTGAAGATGAACCTTGGCCAGAAGCTAATTGAATAGGCCCGGCCATCTTGACTGATACAAAATAGGTCTTAGCTCCTATTTGTAGAATAACATCAGTTTTAGGTTCTGGTTTAGCGTATATGCTTTGCTTTAATGGATTTGTATCATCATCAGAATGCCATGCAGTTACTTTTTTTCCCGCAGCAAATTTCTTAATGCTGTTCGCGCATTCTTTTCCTTGCTTGATAATTTTAGGAGAAAATTTTCTGCCATCAGTTTTTCCACCTAAATTCTCAACAATGCACCATTCTAAATCTACGCCTTCAGAAGCAGCCATATAAAATCCTCAATTTCTTTTATTGAGTATTTATAAAACAAAAAAGGGGACCCTAAGATCCCCTTCACTCACAACCCAATCATCTTAGATTCGTATTTTAGCCTACCTCGATAATCATTGCGAAGCCAATCCTCAAAGATCTCGAACCTCAATGAGGCATCAGATTCGCCAGCATGATCTAGATCCTTCTTTGCTTTTGATACGAAGTCGAGCAAATCACGCAGATTGATTTTTTCAGAATCACCTAGAGCTGCCTTATGCATCTTACCAGCACGTTGCTGCATATGAATCTCCTATTGAATGAGCAATTTATTAGCGACCTTGTCTGTGAACTTGCTATGGATTGCCCACTGGATGAGAAGAGTCACGGCACGACCATGAGCCTCAACCTCCCAAGGAAGATCCCAGTAATCCATATCCTTCACGTTGAAGGTTTCTTTCTTGTAGCGATAGACCTTGCGCTGCAACTGCAACTCAAACATCTCACCTTTTGCCCACTGCTTCACATGAGTGAGCTCGTGAGCAAGAGTGTTAAGAATCATTTTGAGTTTCTGCGAAGAGTCTATCCGAATGGTGAATTCTCGAGGCTTATAGTGCTGATCTTCCCAGATGCAATCACCATAGATGCGCTCACGCTGAAAAAGGTCCTTATCAAAGACCAAATGGATCTCTAGATTGTTCTGCAAGCGCTTGGTAAAGAACTTGTCAAGAACGTACTGGATTAGACTCTTGATACGAGTCTGCTCTTCTTTAGGTAGAGAGCTAAGACCTTTGAAGTTGAGCGTAGCCATTAGCGATAGACCTTTCCAATCTGATAGCCGGTGATGCTGTAATAGACGCCCCGGGCAGCAGGAACCACGTCTAGACGAGCAGCTGCCTCCTTACGAGCAGTCTCTGCTGCTTCCATGGTCATGAAGATACCAAGAACGAAGTCGGTATCATAGACAGGATCTACCTCTGTCACAGTGTAAGCATAAGCATTGCTATTAGACATCTATCACTCCTCATTGCCTATTATTCATAATCGCACAGCTGCGGAATAATGTCAACTGGTAAAAATGATTAGGCTTCTAAGCAATTTTCTAGTGACGGAAACGCTGCAACAATCTCTTGCCATGCTTGTGTAGCAACTTCTCGGTGCTCCTTCTGAGTTCCTTCTGTCATTCTCAGTTGGCAATAATGGATCCAACTGCGAAGGCTACCAGCCATATACATCCGACTAAGAATAAGTCCCTCAGGCAATACAGCACGTGCTTGCTCCTTTGCTATACCGTTATCGATAGCCCACTGGTAAGTTTCTTTTGATTTTGTTGTGAGGTGTCTTTGCATTTCTTCCCACAATTCGCTAAGTGCTTCATCGGAAGTT